ACATCGAAAGACAATCCCCAAAAGTGGCAGGGTACGTTCTAAAAAGACTGGCGTCTATAGGAATGGCGTTGTGAAAAAAAGCTCTGCACAAAAGGCAGGATACAGATCTACATTTGAATTAAACATAGCCAAGTCTCTCGCCAATAACAAAGTTCCATTTGAATATGAAAATGTAAAATTAACTTACGTTCCAAAACCGCGTGTTTACACACCGGATTTTTATTTGCCTGAATCAGACGTGTATGTCGAAGCAAAAGGATATTTAGACAAGGGCGACAGAGTAAAGATGCAACTGGTAAAGGAACAGCACCCTGATTTAGACATCCGCTTTGTTTTTCAAAATGCCAACAATAAGATTTACAAGGGTAGCAAAACAACCTATGCTACTTGGGCAACGCGGTATAACTTTAAATGGGCAGAGGGTACAATCCCTGCAGATTGGTACAAACCAGATGAGTGATGATACATACACAGAAGAAGATGACTTGACAGTAGCTATGGAACGGATGTCTCTGCTTCCAGATAGATATTACATAATACTTTCTCCTGAAGAAAGACCTGACGGCGGCGAAGGCACATTTCGTTTAACAGCGTACGACACAACAAGTAAGACGTACGAAAAGGACGAAGACTTTGACGCTGCCATGATCATGCAAGAAGGGGTTCTGTCTGCTATAAGAGAGAGAGCAGAAGATCTGTACGATATGGGCGTAGCGTCTATAAAGTTCAAAATCCTTGCAGAAGAAATGCTCAAGCATGAAGACATTCCGCTTCCTGAAAGCGTTGGGGATAATGTTGTTAAAGTAGACTTCGGAAAGAAACAATGATTAAGAACAACTGGAATCTTAACAACTACCAGATGCAAGCCCGCAAGACGGCCATCTATCCGGATGAATCAAAGATAGTGTACCCTGCGCTGGGTCTAGCTGGTGAGGCCGGTGAGGTCGCAGACAAGGTAAAGAAAATTATTCGAGATGGTCGCACCGATGCACTTTACTACGGAGAAATCGCAAAAGAGATTGGTGACGTACTTTGGTATTGCGCTGTCCTTGCAGATGATTTAGGATTTTCGCTACAGCAAATCGCAGAGATGAATATTCACAAGCTTAACTCTCGTGCTGCAAAGGGAACAATTAGCGGTAGTGGAGATAACCGATGACAGACTACAACAAAATAATGAAAGACATAGAGATGAAACGCCAGTGGAAAGATGTAGACTGGCTAGAAGAAGTGAGGCCCGATAATGTCAACCATCCGCCACACTACAATCAAGCAGGTATCGAATGCCTTGACGCAATCGCGGCGGCGACAGGCGACGGCTTCGAACACTACCTGCAAGGAAACATCCTCAAGTACCTCTGGAGATACCGTTACAAAAACGGACTCGAAGACCTCAAAAAAGCCCAGTTCTACTTGAATAAACTTATCGCAACAAAGGAAGAAATAAAATGAATAATATGCTGCCCACACCGTATCAACAATTTATCCACAAATCGCGCTACGCTCGTTGGCTTGAAGACGAACAGCGCAGAGAAAACTGGGATGAGACAGTTGACCGGTACGTAAACTTTATGGTCAATCAAGTACAAGGCAAATGTAATTACAAAGTAGATACAAAAGTTGTAGAGGAGATTCGGGAGGCCATCTTGAATCTTGAGGTGATGCCGTCTATGCGGGCAATGATGACTTCTGGTCCGGCCCTTGCGCGAGACAACATCTGTGGGTACAATTGTAGCTACATTCCTGTAGACAGTCCCCGTTCGTTCGATGAGTGCATGTACATTCTTATGTGTGGTACGGGTGTCGGATTCTCTGTGGAACGGGAGAACGTGGACAAGTTGCCCACTGTTTCGGATAACTTCGATGATTCGGATATTGTCATCACGGTTGGCGACAGCAAGATTGGCTGGGCCAAAGCATTTCGCGAACTGATTGCGTTGCTTTACGCAGGGCAAGTTCCCTCGTGGGATATGTCAGGGGTTCGTGAAGCGGGCGAACGCCTAAAGACTATGGGTGGCCGTGCGTCTGGTCCGCAACCGTTGGCTGACCTGTTTAATTTCACCGTCCAGATGTTCAAAAAGGCAAAAGGACGTAAGCTATTCCCCATCGAATGTCACGACTTGATGTGTAAGATTGGGGAGATTGTTGTTGTTGGCGGGGTGCGGCGTTCTGCGCTTATCTCCCTTTCGAACCTGAACGATGACCAAATGGCCCACGCTAAATCGGGCCAGTGGTGGGAACATGAAGGTCAACGTGCCCTCGCCAACAACAGCGTTTCGTACAAAGGCAAACCAGAGATGGGAACCTTCATGCGGGAGTGGCTTGCACTTTACGACAGCAAGTCTGGTGAGCGCGGCATCTTTAACCGTGAGGCTGCTGACAAACAGGTGGGCCGCAACGGACGCCGTGAACAAGGCCACATGTGGGGAACGAACCCGTGTTCCGAAATTATCCTTCGCCCGTACGAGTTTTGCAACCTTTCGGAGTGCGTGGTTCGCGAAACGGACGACCTGAAGTCTTTGAAGCGTAAGGTTCGTCTTGCAACCATTATTGGAACCATTCAGTCGACCCTGACTGATTTCAAATATTTGAGGAAGATATGGAAGGACAACACAGAAGAAGAACGATTGTTGGGCGTATCTTTGACTGGTATCATGGATCACTCCGTGCTTTCAAAGAGTACAGACTCAAAGAAGTGGCTCGAAGAAATGCGGCAAACAGCAGTGGATACGAACAAGGAGTTTGCCCAACTTCTAGGAATCCCACAAAGCAGTGCCATTACTTGTGTCAAGCCGTCGGGCACTGTGTCTCAGCTAGTGGACGCAGCAAGCGGTATTCACGCCCGCCACAATGACTATTACATCCGTACGGTTCGCGGTGACAACAAAGACCCGCTGACCCAGTTCCTTAAAGAGCAGGGTGTACACAGCGAACGTGACGTTACAAAGCCAGAGTCTACAACTGTGTTTTCGTTTCCGGTAAAATCTCCAGAGGGGGCTATTACACGGACACAGATGACAGCCATAGAACAGCTAGAGTTGTGGAAGACGTACGCTCTGCACTGGTGCGAACACAAGCCATCAATCACTGTCTCTGTAAAAGAACACGAGTGGATGGAAGTCGGTGCGTGGGTGTACGCGAACTTTGACGTGGCATCAGGTGTTTCGTTCCTTCCGTTCAGTGACCACACCTATCAACAGGCTCCGTATCAAGACATCGAACCCGATGACTATCTTGAGTGGATGCAGGTGTACAAAGACATGTACATAGACTGGTCTGCACTTTCGGAGTACGAAAAAGAAGACCACACCACAGGTTCACGAGAGTTAGCGTGTACGGCTGGGGTTTGTGAAGTTGTTGACTTGAATGCGGCGTAAGAAAAGAGTTGATTATGCTGGTACTTTTCGTAGACCCTTTAAATCAAGAGGCCATTTATGGTAGGGATAGGCCGGAAAAGCTAAGAGAATGGATGTGTGACTGCCAGCACCACTACAAGGAGTTTTATTGACACATGGAACTATCAATCACAGTAACGGATATCGTTGAAACGTCAGACGGCGGTGCCGCTGTAGTTTTCGAACTGAGTGAAGATGCACGTCAAGCCCTGCTTTCTTATGCTTTGCGTGATATCTTGACAAAGAACTTAACAGAGGTAATCAATGACGAAAAAATCGGTGACTTCGAAACAGTCGACATCGAAGAGTACATTGCTGGTTTGGAAAATAACTGAGGACTATGTTCAGTTCAATCCGCCTCGTAATCACCCTAGCTGGGACGAGTGGCAAAAGATGAAAGAAAAACATGCCGAAAAGATTCGATCCTAATCCCTACACAGGGAATCCGATGTACTACAAAGATAATCCTGAAGCAGTTAAGCGTCGGGATTCTCTTCGCATGTACGTCAACGGGAAAGAAATATCTAAGAAAAGCCCACTTTACAAAGCAGGGCGTTACAAGTCTCTTGACGATGCGTGGTCGCACGAGGAAATTGAAAAGACAAGTGAGGGGTACGTGTATGCCATCATCAATCCAGCGTGGCCTGACTGGGTTAAAATAGGCAAAGCGTTCAGCCACAACGACAGACTAAACAACTACCAGACTTGCTCTCCGTTTCGAGATTATAATGTGTTGACATACATCTACACTTACGATAGACATAACAAAGAAAAACAGTTGCACGATATCTTTTCAGACAAAGCCTTTGAAAGAAAAGGCGAGTGGTTTAAAATTTCAAAAGACATCGTTTGTGATGTTTTTAAAAGTCAGGAGACAGAAGATGAGTGATACTCAGAGAACGATTACAGTAAACGACAAAGAGGTCAACGTGTCTGATTTGGATGGAGTGCAGCAGTACTATCTGCGGCACATTGACGATCTTGATGCACGTATATCTTCGGCCCAGTTTGGGCTGGACGAAATGAGAGCAGCGCGTGAGTATTTTGGCAACTCTCTTGCGGCCTCTGTATTACAGCAAGAAATGGATGAGAGTGTAGATGCTGCAAGTGAAGATAACTCCTGACGTAATAAAGCGGGCTAAAAGAAAAGCTGCCTCTGTAGGAGTGTTACAGGGCAGCGTTACTGGTAGTTTGAGTCACGTTGTAGGTGCAATAGGCGAAGTGGTTGTGGCAGACGCTCTAGGTGCTTCTGAGGCAAATACATACGACTACGATCTGTTGAAAAACGGAAACCGTATAGATGTTAAAACAAAGCGTTGTAGGAGCAAGCCCTTTCCTCATTACGAGTGTACTGTGACAGCCCACGGATCAAAACAGGACTGTGACACGTACATATTTGTACGAATCCTTAACGACAACACAACCGCTTGGATTCTTGGCGGCATAAGCAAAGAAGAATTCTATGAAAAAGCCACGAGATACAAGCGTGGTGATGTCGATCCTTCAAACGACTTTACGTTTAAGGCCGATTCGTACAACCTTCCAATCAGTGAGTTACACGATGTCCAACAAAGCATGTCTGTTTAAGTTTGAAGCAAACCTGCTGCAAAGTGGAAAGGTAGAGCTACTCACTGATTGTGTAAACATACAAGAATTTGAGCGTACAATGAATGAAGGGCTGCCGGAGTATGACGGTGCACACTCAATAGCAACCCTTCTTCGCTATTTAAAATCTATGTCTGATGAGATGATAGAGAAATCAGGAAAGTATGTTTAGATTACTTTCTTTCCCATCAGTATATCTTTTTGTGTAATCTTTCCGTCTCCGCTAAGATCTGGAAAAGTCTTACCACCCATAGCCATCTTCTTGGTGGCTTTTTTTACATCCCCACCGTACATCATCGGCTTTCGAATCATGCCGCCGTACATGTACCCTTTGCGTGGTCCGTTGTAGTAAGTTTTCATTTTAAGTTACTCCCCTGTAATTTCATCGGACACGTCATACACTCCGATGTTTTCCCAGTATTGTTTTGCGTATTGATAGTCGTCTACATCTACTTGACTTTGCATGTAATCCGTAAAGTACTGATCACCTGCCAAAGACTTCATAATTTGCTTTGACAAAAACAGTGCGTCTGATTCCTTTACAGCCTCTACATCAGTAAGCAAATTGTACATTATGTCAGATACCTTTGGATCGTTCATTACCAAAGTCAACATTTTGCCTTTTCCTAGTGCGGCGTAACGTAGTGCAATTTCTGCTGCAACGTACTCTTTACTGACCATACCACGAGCAATGTTAAACGCTTTGGAAAGAGCGTTATCAAGGGTGAACCCTTTTGTTCCGGCAGTAACACCACCTGCTGTTTGAGGCACAAGCCTACTGCCTTGTATTATTGTACCATACCTGTAGATGGCTTTCAGTGTACGTAGTTGATCTTCACTTACCCCTGCCGCATCTGCAAGCTTTTTGAGATTTTTACCTTGTTGGGTGGAGCCGTCAAGTGCTTCACTAATCAACTGAAACGCATTTTGAGGAGTCTGCATAGAGTTTACAGGCACGTTAACACCGTCGAACATCTTTACACTGTCTCCCGTCATACTATCACCAGAAACGTGCCGCAACGTCTGATCAAACACAGCCTGTAGTGCGCCTTGAATCTCTTCGTCCGTTGCTCCAACACGCGCTTTAAAGGCGGGATCGTTTACGGTGTTGATGTACTTTGTTACACTGTTTGCATTTCCACTTTGAATTTGTTTTGTGAAAAACGCTTCTCCTGTTGTTGACATCTCAGAGTTTTGAGCGGCTCTTATTATGTCAGCTTGCTTTTGTTGGGCTGCTTTTTGTAGTGGACCCAAGTCTGCCGCAAATGTTTTTGCTTCTTCCAAAAGAGCGAAGTGTGCCCGCTGCATAGTTTGCGAACTGTTCACCACTTCTGTGATGTCAGCCACAAGCATACTGTCCGGATCAAACAGGGACTTGCTAACTGGCTTGCCGTCAATCATAACTGTTACGGTAGTCTTTGATTGCATTTCGGCTAGATAGTCATTCAGATTACCGTTATATCTCGCAGGTATATCCATCTGCTTTGGAAGTTCGTTGATGTCAATGCGAGGTATTTGGTTGTTTGTGGCCATATCTGCAACACTTTGTAGCCCGCGAGACTTGACAGAGTTTTCTCTAATCTTTGCGTTGACAAGTGTCGATATGATGTCGAAAGTCTCTTCACTCATTGTAGATGTCACCATCCGTGAAAGCTGTTCGTTTGTCGGTGGTCGAAGCTTTCCATCTGCTCCTGCCACAAGAACATTCTCTGGAAACGTATCTACAAGAGGGGCGAATGTAGTGGACAGTCGTTTCATCTCTCGCTGTACAATACTTGAAGACTGGCTAGTTGGATTGATAATAGCATCTACAAGTGGGTCCAAGAAGGTAGACGGATTCTTTGTACCAATTTCAGTTATTTCGCCTTCACCGATGATAGCTGCACGAGATGCGGCGGTAACTCTGTCTATATCGTAACCAAGTG